TATCTTTCCAAATACATCTAATAGCCCTATTTTTCGCATTTGAATTTCTTTAATATTTTCGTTATCTAACATTTCTAATGTTTTTGGATTTATTTGTTCTCTTGACATACTTTCTCCTTTCACATTTTTCCAACGACTTTTGTGTTATTTCCCACATTTTGCGTACTACTTTTGTATATGTTTTACACATTTTTCAAAGGGCTTATTTTCTATTCCAAGATTTGATTATTTCGTTTCCAGTTCTAATTGTAAATTCTCTTCTATCCACCCATTTCGGATTTAATCTTTTTAATTCTTCAACAAAATCTTCTAAATCTTCAAAATGTTTTGCTCCCCCTAAAATTTTTTTATTTTTATATAATGCGAATGATACTAACATTCTTTTTCTACCTCTTTCTTAAAATATTCTATTACACAATCTTCATATCTCTTATTAGAACGTTTTTCTAACATTTTCAATATCATTTGATGCTCTTCTTTTGTCAAAACTACTCTATATTTCATAGCATTTATTATCTTTTCTTGCTTCATTATTTTGTCAACTAAATCTACATAAGAAACATATTCTTGATGTTCGTGTTGAGGTATTTCTGGGGTACATAAGTAAATTTTTTTTGACAATAATTCTATTTCTTTTTCTTGTTTTTGGATTAGATTTAATACTATTTCGACATCTTTTATATATACTGGCATTCCTATATTTTTAGTAAATTTTTCACTTGTAAGTTTTCTATCTAATCTTTCAATAGCTTCTTTTTCTTCTTTATTCATTTTGATTTAGTCCTCCTCAACCTTATTATCAAAATTATGTTTTAAAGAGGCTATGCTTAAATGAATGTACTCATTATTGTTTATTCCAATTTCTAAAAAACATTTATATAGCTCTTGATAATGATAATCTGTTGGAATACATTCTTTTATATTTTCAAGGTGATAACTTTCACTTTTAATTAATTGATTCCAAAAATATTGTTCTAATTCTTTATTCTTTTCTTTTTCTGCTTGTAATTCTATTGCTAATTCACTACATCTTTTATTTTCTTCATTGCATTCTTTTATTAAATCGTTTATACTATTTATATTTATTTTATTTTGCTCTTTTTCTTTGTTATATAAATCTAATAAACCGTTTAAACCTTTTGAATATTCTTTAGCCTTAAATACTGTGTAATCATTATATTTTTTATCGTTTTGTTGTTCTTTATATTCACATTGTAATTTTTCTATTATTTCTATTATTTCTTCTTCACTCATATCTATTTATCTCCTTCTAATTCTTTATAGCTACAATTATCACATATATTATTTATTAATTCATCTATTTCAGCATCATTGCCTATATATTCTCCATCTAAATAATAATCTGTAATTGTATTTGTTGTTATTCCATCTAGTTCTAATAAACAATCTTCACATATTATTTCATCAGAATATTCATTTTTATAATAATGTTCATTATGCTCACTTCCACATATTTCACATTTCATTATTTATCATCTCCTTCTTCTAAAAGTTCTTTCAATGCTTCTTCTTTAATTCTTGCTTCATTATCATGTTGATAACATACTTGAACTTTTATAAAATCTTTATGATGATATTCTTCTATCTTTTCTTTTATTTTTGATTTTGGTATGTAATCAAGTTTTATTTTATAAATATCTTCTTTGCATAATATTTTTAATAACTCGCTACATTCTTTATATCTATCAACTAATTCTAGTTCTCCTCTTGTTAAATACTCTTGTTTATATTCTCCATCATCAGCATCTTGATATTTCTTCAACCTTTGTTTTAATATTTCTGATAATTCTGATTTTTCTATATAATCATTTAACCTTTCTATTGGTATATAATATTCTTCTACATCTGCTCTTGGCATCCATAATCCCATTTCCATTTCTTCTGCTAATGCTGTATAATCCAATGACTTTATTCTATTATTTTCTTCTTTTAATTCTTTATTTTCTTGTATTAGATTTTCTATGGCTTGTATTTCATTTATTCCTATTGTACATAAATCAGCAGTTATCTTATTTGTTTCATCAAAACATATTTTGTTAAAATATTCTTCTAATATTTCTATATTATTCATAGGCTTTACTCCTTTACTTTTATAATTAATACAACTCTTTTCCACATTTAATACATTTTGCATAGACTCGTAAGCTTCTTCCTTGTCCACTTCCTGTTGTTACATACTCATGGTCGCATTGTTCTCTCTTTATCATTAAATTCTTATATTCATCAGATTCTAAATATTCTTTTTCATCTATATGTTGTTTTATACCAAAACATAGTATAATAATTATTACTATAATATAAAACACAGTGATTATTTTTAATATTTTTCCCATAGTTTACTCCTTTTCTGTAATATTGTATATTACACTCTACAGTATATTTTTTACACTATAAACTAGTAGTTTATAGTTTGTATGTTTACTTACATACTATCTTTAAATTTTTATAATAATTATTTCTTTTATCTCCATCTATATAAGTTACTCTTTCGTTAGGTTTTAATGGCCTAATAAATAGACTTGCTTCCATTCTTGGAACATCTATTGTGTATCTTTTTCCATCTTTGTATATATCTGTTTGGATTATCCATCTATGAAATCTCGCACTTTTTATTTTTCCATTTTTGTCATTTCTAATTCGACCATAATTACTTAAAGAATAATTAAACTGAGGTATCTTTTTCCATTCCTCTTCAAGCATAACTTGATCTACCATTCCTTTTAGCATCCATTTAAATTCATCAAATATTTCAAATTCTAATTTTTCTTCTTGACACATTTCAACTAATAATTGAAATGCTTCTTTACCATTTTTTACTGGTTTTTCTTCTATATCTTTTTCTATAATTTCAACAAGTTCATATCTATGCTTAATTAACTTAATCTGCCCTTTTTTATGTTTTGATAAATAGCTCCTTAAACTTGATACATTCTCATTTATAAATTCTGCTATTTCTTTTATACTACCTACGAAAACACATTGTTCATATTCTTTCAAATCATATAATCCATAGAATTTCATTTATTTTCCTCGTATTTCATTATGCACTTCACTTTCTAATTTTCTTTTTATAGCATAATCGCAAGCTTCATCACTTGGTTTATGTATATGACTACAAAATGGATAACGAGCACAGTCCTTACATTTCATTGCTTTTCCTCCTCTATCTCTAAAATAACTTTTGTTTCTTTTCCATATTCAAAACTATCTGTAAATCCTGTAACATAGTTTCTATTGTCATCTTTCATTTTTCCACACTCTACCATTGCATCTAAAATAAATTTTTTAGCAAAACATACATTATCTAAGTCTCTTCTCTTATTTCCTTCTATCCATGTAAAATTTATTTTTATTGGATTCTTAAACTTAGGTAAAGTATTTATTATATAGCTTATATCTCGTTGTATATCTTTTTTCATTTGCGCCCCTGCAAATTTGTTACTTCTGCATTTATATGTATAATCATTTAAACTTGGAAATTTATATGGTATTTCAATTTTTATCATTTATCCTCTCCTGTATTCCTAATATTTGTTTTATTTCTTGTATAGGTTTTCTAGCATATTTACAGTTCTTATCTCCTACAAAGTTTTCATCTTCTAGCCTCATACATCCTAAACAACTTTTACAAGGTTCTTGTAATTCTTTCATATTTTCCTCGCATATTCTAAATAATAATTTTCTTCTTCTTGTTCTCTTTTTTCTGTTACTTTTAATTTTTCTTTAATCTCTGGATGATTTTCTAACCATTTTCTTCTATGTCTTGTTATACTTTCAAAGCTTATTCCTTTATATTTCATATTATTTAAAACATTTACTATTGCTGTATCTTTATTAATTCCTGTCATTTCATTAAGTGTTTTGAATATTAAGTAATTATCATCTTCTCTTGCGTATTTATCATTTTCTAAAATGTTATATACTATCTTTTTTGTTTCTCTATTCATTTGTTAATCACTCCTTACTCATTTCTGATTCTTTAATAGCCTTTCTCATAACTGTTATTATTTCTGCTTGATCTACTATTATTTGCTGCAATCTTTTAATTTCTTTGTCTTTTTCATTCATAATTAATCTCCCATTTTTATTAATTTTTCAAAGTCCTCATCTGTATATTCTCGCTGTGTAAAATTAGTTTTCTTGCTTTGTTTTACAGGTTTCTTCTCATTTTGTGCATCAGCTAAAGTTTTAATATTAGCTTTTTGCCAATTATTTAATATAGCTTTTATGTATTGAATTGTTTTTTTGTTAGCTTCTACACTTATTTGCATAGCATATATTATTAAATCAATTGACATTTCTTCTGCATAACTCTGCAATATTTCTAATCCATAGGGTGTAATAGCTCCTATATTCTCGTTGTAAAAGTCAATAACTTTTTGCAAACCGTCAATACAACTGTCGCTTGCATTATTATTATCATTGTCATTTACATTATCATTTACATTTACATTATCATTTACATTAGTTTCTATTTTGCTTTTCTTTTGCTTATCATTTGCTTCTGTTTTGCTTTTCTTTTGCTTTCCATTTTCATATTTTTTATAATTTGCATCTAATTGAGGTTTAACAAGAGAAAATATTGCTTTTGATATTCCATTGAGCTGTATTTCATTTTGATTTAAAGCATATTGCATAATTGCATTATATGTATCTGCTTGATTTTCTTTTGGTAACTCATTTATAGCTTCATAAAAACTTCTGTAAAATATAAAACTATCTCTTGCCATTTTCTCCTCCTAATATTTTTTGTATATTAAATCTTCTTTGTTCCATTCTGCCCCATAAATCGATTTTAAGTAGTTTTCTATGTAATCCTCATATAGTTGTGTATTTTGTCCAAAATCTTCTTGAAAATGACATTCTGGACATAATGTAACTACATTTTCTGGTATGCCTAAACCACCGTTGACTCCTTTTTATGAAATGTGCATTTGCACAAGTCTTTGGAACATACTTTTCGCAATATATACATCTGTTGTTATCTCTGTGCCATACTATTTCTTTAACTTTAGGTGTAATATCGCAAGCTTTACTTCTTTTGCTCATGTTTATCCCAACTTTCAATTAAACTATTTATTTCTGCTTCTGATTTTGTTTCTATATTTAAACTTTTCGCTAATTCTACTAGTAACTGTATTAATAAACTCATTTCTTTTGTATTATAGGTACTCGAACCGTAATAGCAATGTATTTTTACGCATTTATCTTTTCTTGAAACTTCTTGTATTAAAAATCCCAAACCTTGTTTACTCCATACTCGTTTAAAATTTTCAAATGCTTTTTCTTCTACTATCATTGGTTCGAATGTACCTATTTGTAATATTGCATCTTGATATATATTTTCTTTCGTAATAACTTGTCCCTCTTTGCATAATTCCTTTGCTATCTTATCGCACAATATCCAACAATAAGCATTTGCTTTAAGTCCTCTTTTTTCTGAATATTCTGTTACTTCATATTTTTTATCTTTATTTTGTTCAAGCAACCAAGTTATTAATTTATTTGCTGTTCCTACCATTTTGGAAATTCTCCTTTCACTAAACATTCTGTTAAAATATCTAGTTTGGGTAAATATTCGTTATTTATAAAATCTTCGTCATACTCTATTGGTATAAGTTGTAATCGTTCTTTGTCTATTTCATTAAAATAATTGTTGTAATCATCACTATTTAAGGCATAAGCCACTATATATAATTTATGTATTTCACTTGCATACATTTCAATTTGAGCTTGTCTCCAATATTGTTTTGATACTTTAAATTCCTTTTCTGCATTATGGGTTTTTACTTCATAAATGCAAGTATTTGTATTTCCATCTAAATTAACTCTTAGTCTATTTATAATTATTTGTTTATCTTTTTCTAACCCTTCTATTTTTAGGCTATCTAGTATTTTATGTTCGTAGTTATTTCCAGCTTTCGTAGCTTCAGAAGAAAAAGAATTTTTATTCAACCCTAATTTCTCAAGCCACCAATTTTCGAATGTTTTTGTTTTCCAGTTTCCTACAACAAAACTTGTATCACTTGCACCTATGTAATAACTTCTATCTTGACTTTGTATCAATATTTGCTAAATCTCTTTCAAAATTATTTAAAGTATCAAAATAACTAAATAAAGCTTTTACTTCGTCTTCTGTTTTATGAAGTTTTTCCGCAATTTCTTTTGTTGTTAATCCTTCTTTCATTTTTTGAGTATATATTAACTGGCATCTTTCTTTAATTTTGAATATATTATGTTTGTTTAGATCATCTTCCCAATTGTCTTTTTCCTCTTTTAATTCATCTTTTAACCACAAATCAAATCCTAGCCCAGTTCTAATAGCAACACCTTTTACAAACAATCTTGTTTGACAATTCCATAATCTTTGTTGTGACATCGAATTATCTTTTACTGGATTACTTCCATTCATTACAGGACCTCTTTGTATAAACTCAATATCATCTATTACAATCTTTACTGCCGTTTCATAAACTCTGTTTTTGTTTCCTTTGCTATCAGAATATTCTTGTGTTGTCATAAACAAACTACTTCCTGTATTTTCATTTACAACTGGTTCAAAATAAACTTTTTCTGCTCCGTTCTCATGTAATAAATCCACTACTTTTGCCCAGTTTAAATAGTCTGCACCATCTCTATTTTCTGTCCATTTACTAACATCTACTTTCCTTAAATCACTATAACTTTTTAACATTTTTAATCCTCCTTATTAATTCTCTTCCATATTTCATCATCATAATTTTTATCATCTTTTTCTGCCAAATATTCTAAATAGTCTTCATAATTACTGTCATTCTCTATATAATCATCGTCTAATACCATTCTATTTTCTAACATTTTTCTTTCCTTTCTTTGACATATTCCAAAATTAGTGTTATACTAAAAATGGAATATGAATTTATATATGTTCTTATTTTGAGTTAGTTTTTTGATTGGTAGTCGTTAACTAGCTCTTTTATTTTGTCTGTTTTTTGTTTTTCATTTTGTACATTTGAATATAAAACTTTAGTTATATTATCAATAAATTCTTTTTTATCTTGTCTGTATTCACTTGCATTCATTAATAATATTTCACTTTCTTTTTGATAATCTTTAATTAGAATATCTCTTTGTTTTACTCTTAATTTTTCGTTAGAGTATTTATGTTTTTCTTGATTAATTTTTTCTCTAGCCACTAAACCAAATAATGTAACTCCTATAAATACTCCCATTAGTCCACCTAATATTACTGACATATTCTCATCTCCTTTCTTGTAAAATTTTATAAATCATTGTATAATTTCCTCGAAAGTGAGGTGCTTTTCAATGATTGTTTATCATATAGATAGAACTTGTTTATTATCTGTAAATCAAACAATATTTCCTTTAAAACACTATGAACTAGAAAATATTTTTGATGTTTATAATAATTGTTTTTCAGCTCATGGAATCCAATATTTATCTAAGAATTTTAATAATAATATCAATTCTTTCTTATGGGAAATTGCAATTGAGTATGTAAGGTTACTAAAATATCCACAATACCCTTCAAGATTTAATTGCCTATTTGCTGTTGAGAATTTTGAACAACTAAATGATTGGAATATTTTTTTTAACTCATCTGCTCATAATATTGTTAAAATTGAATGCGATAAATATTATAAATTTGATGCTAGATGGATTACTAATCCTGGTGCATTTTATGATTTTAAAAAAACAAATAAGTTTGATAATATATCATTTGCAAGTTATTGTTTTTTTGCAGATAAATACTGGTCTGGTAAGCCAAGTTCTAATCCTCTTTGGGAACTTCTTGTTGAACTTCCTTGTAAATGTGTTGATATTCTTGAACGTTAAGTAACGGAAATTCATGCGGTGGTAAAGTTTGATTATTACATAAGTTTCTTGAAAGTTCATCAGTTGTTCCAGCAACTGATGTTTCTTTATTTAGTAACTCTTTTAATTCTTGTACTGTACATTTTATTTCCATAACTTCCTCCTAATAAACTGTTATATTCATAAATCCTATTGTAAAAATACTTATCCAAACTGCATGAACTAGTAGTACGAATATTGCTTGTCTTAATTTTTTGTTCCTTTTCATTTGTATCCCTCCTTATCTATAAATTTGTTGCATAATTTCGAAAGCTTTATCTAAGTCTATTCTTATTCCTTTTGCTCCTACTTTAATTTTAACCTCATCAAATTCTGGTCTTTGTAACATTGCATAAGCTTGTGATTTACTTAATGTGTATTGTTCGTAAAAATCTTTAACTGTCACATACTTTTTTCTTGCTTTTTCTTGTAATTTTGTTGCTGGCATTTTCACCCTCCTTTCAGTTCTCTTATTGTGAACTTTTAAGTTAAAAAAATTTCATCTGTATTGGCTGTAGGAAAGCATTTTTTAAAATCTTTTATTTTTTGTATACTCGGATTTTTTGCTCCGCATTCAATTTGTTTATAGAATGATAATGTAATCCCCCAAATTCCAGCCATTTCCTCTTGTGTTTTTTTAATTGAAATTCTATATTCTCTAAGCTTAGCTCGTGTCATTTTCGTTCCCCCTCTCTTTAAGTTCACTCATAGTATAATATACTTAAAGTGAACTGTCAATACTTTTTTTAAAAAAATTTTTTAAATTTTCTGTAATCGTTGTCGCTCTAAGTAAACTTTTTTTATTTTTTTCTTGCAAAGTACACTTATGGTGTGCTATAATATATTTAAATTTGGAGGATAAAATATGAACAGGATTAAATTTTTACGAGAAGAATTAAATATGACTCAGCAAGAATTAGCTGATAAAATAAATGGAGCAAAAAGTACTATTGCTATGTATGAAAAAGGAGATAGAAAACCTAGTATGGAAGTTTTAATTAGTTTATCTACAATATTTAATTGTAGTATTGATTATTTACTAGGTCAATCTGACATAAGAAATCCAGAAGAACTTAAAAAAATTCCATTTGCTAATGCAGGTGGACTTGATACTAAAGGACTTGATGACGAAGATTTATTAGAATTACAAAAACAAATTGATTATATAAAGAAATTGAAAGGAAAAAAATAATGAAAAATTTTATTGATGAGAATTTTGCAACAATTATAAAAGCTATTCTTGTAATTTTTATAATTGTTATGGTTTTCATATATTACATTAATAAATCTTCTGATGATTATGTAGAAATAACTCCACAAGATAAAATACAACAGGAAATAGAAAAATTAAAAGAAGAAAATGATTTTTTAAAAGAAAATCTTAGCCATAAAGAAGCACAATTAGAAGATTTAGAAAGAGAACATGAACATGATGAAGAACTTATTGATATATTACAAAAGCAATTATTAAGTTATGGTATAGAACCAGATGAGTTATAATGGAGTAAATAATAATGGAAATTAATGATTTAGAATGTTTAGTAGCTAAAGAAAAATTGAATATTGTAAATTATAAAATGAAGCCTAAGGCAAGAATACTAGATGATTATATTTTTATGGATTATTCTCAAATACATTCTTATACTGAAGAAAAATGTACTCTTGCTGAAGAATTAGGTCATTATTATTATGATGCGTATTATACTTTAAACTCTTCACAAACTGATATAGACAGAGCAGAGTATAAAGCTTTTAAGTGGAAATCTCTTGCTTGTGTATCTCGACAATCAATTTTAAACTGTTTTTTAAGACGGATTAACTAATTTGTTTGACATTGCAGAAGAATTAAATGTAGAACCTAGTATGGTTGAATTTGCTGTTAATTATTATAAAGGAAACTAAAGAGTGCTAGAAATAGCACTTTTATTATACAGGAGGTCTATTATGGCATTTACTTACACAACTAGAAAAGATGGAAGACTTATGAAGAAAATAACAATTAAAGGAAAACCTATTTATCTATATTCAAATGATGCTAAGGATTTAGAAAAACAATATATAGAAGCCAAATATAATTCATATAACAGTAAAATAGAAAATAAATCTATTAATATGAAAGACTATTGCTTACATTGGCTTGAATTAAATTCTATTCATATTGAACTTAGAACTAAAAATGATTATAACTATTTAATTAATTCACATATTATTCCTAATATTGGCTATATGAAAATTACAAATATTTCTAAAAATGATATTATGGAATTAATGAAAAAAATGGAAAACATCCCTACTACCGCTAAAAAGACATTGCAATTAATTAAAAGAATACTAAATGAAGCAATAGATAATGACATTATAAATAAGAATGTTGCTAGTAATATAAAACCACCTAGATTGGTAAAAAAAGAAAAAATTCCACTTTCTAAAGATTTAGATGACAAATTACTAACCTCTAATAATAAATATGCCTTATTTTTTATTCTGATGCGTTACACAGGTATGAGAAAAGAAGAAATTGTTCCTATCACCATAAATGATATTGATTTGACTAATAAAACTATAACTATAAACAAAGCTGTTACATTTATTCATAATCAACCTGTTTTAAAAAGTACTAAAAATAAAAAGTCTAGGGTTGTTCCTATTCTTGATATTATTTATGATAAAGTAGAATTTTTATATAATACTGCTATAAAAGAAAAAAGGAAATTATTATTTGTTAAAGAATCTGATAAAAAAATGCTTACTGACTCTGCAATAAAAAGACATTTAGAAAGTTTATTATATGACTTAGATAATACCAGAAATATTAAATTTACTTGTCATCAGTTAAGACATTCTTACTGTACTATGCTATATTATGCTGGAATTAAAATTAAAGAGGCTCAAAATCTAATGCGGTCATTCTTCTGCTGACATGGTTTATAATATTTATACTCATTTAGATAATACTAAAGAAAATACTGCTCAAACAATTAATAATTATATAAAAAAGTTGTCAAATTAGTTGTCAAAACTTTAAAAATAACCTAGTATTGTTGAAATACTAGGTGTTTTATAGTTTACGAATTATACCTTACGAATCCGTTGCTCTACCAACTGAGCTATAGTGGCATAAATATTTAGCTGATATTTATTATAGCATTATAATTATAATTGTCAAATAATTTTATTGGAAAGGATGGTTATAAATGTCAAGAAATTTAAAAAAAGAAAATAAATCTATTGCAAGTTGGATTACTGAATGTGCAAAAGAATATTTAAACACAAATTAGATAAAATAAAAAGCGGCTTTTTATAAGCCGTTTTTTATTCTTCATTTTCTTTTTTTGCAATTACTTCTTTTCCATCATAGTATCCACAGTTTTTGCAAACTCTGTGTGGTAATACTGGTTCATGGCAATGTGGGCATACTGCTAATGTTGGTTTTTCTTTTTTCCATGTAGATCTTTTTAAATGTGTTCTAGCTTTTGACCATCTTCTTTTTGGTTGTGCCATCTTAATCCCTCCTCGCAATCGATATATCTATATATCTTTTAATTTTTATCTTTTTAATCACTATAAGATTATACAAGCATTTTTTTATTTTGTCAAGTTTTATATATTTTTTTAATCTAAATATTTTCACAATATTTTTTATATAGGCTTTTTATGTTTTTTCTCGTTAAAGTTTTCTTTATTCCATTATCTTTTACACTAGTAAATACTTCTAATAACATTTTATCAATTGGTTCTATTATTAAAGCATCTTCTCGTTCTTTTAAATAATATTTTAGTTCACTATCAGGTTTCCAATTCTTTCCTTCATATACAATTCCTGCTGCCATTTTATCACAAATCATCTCTGCTACATATTTATATGGAATCATTACAGGTACTGGTCCAGTTGCTGTAAAATCTACCCAATATTGATAATGGTGTTTATTTTTAGACACGTGATGTACCCAAGCTCTTGAATACCCTTGTACTTTTCTAGCTTCTTTAATTGGTGAATGAGTTCCTACATAATATTTAATGCTTTCGCCAAATTCTGTTGGAGAAAACTTTGACCAATCATGCATAAACCCTCTCCATGGTACTCCTACTCTACAACATAATTTAAAAACTACCCATTTGTGTTTTGATACTAATTTTATATGTTTTAACGCTTTTTTTAGTAACATTTCTATTTCCTCTTTTCGTTCTATATTTTACTACATATTCTTCTATTTATCAATTATATTTTATTTTTTCTCTAATTTTTCTTAAATATTTTATTCTACATTTCTAGTATCTCATTTCAATTTTTTTCATATAATAAATTATATATTGATTGGAGGAATACAAATGTGTGGTTTTGTTGGATTTGTTAATTATAAAAAAAATATATCAAATGATAAAAACATTATAATAAACATGAACGAAAGTATTAAGAAACGTGGACCTGATGAAGATGGCTATTACATAAGGAAGAACATTGCACTGGGACATAAGAGATTAATTGTAATTGACCCAAAAGGCGGTAAACAACCTATGATTGAGGAATTTTCTTCTGAAGAATATGTAATTGTTTATAATGGTCAAATTTATAATACAAAAGAATTAAAGAAAACTTTAGAAGAAAATGGTTTTACTTTTAATCGGTCATAGTGATACTGAAATTTTACTAAAAAGCTTTATTCATTTTGGAAAAGATGTTGTAAATCACTTAAACGGAATTTTTGCATTTGCTATATGGAATTCAAAAAACAATGAATTATTTTTGGCAAGAGATCATTTTGGCGTAAAACCGCTATTTTACACAATAAAAAATGATTGTTTTATTTTTGCATCAGAAATAAAAGCTTTATTCCAATATCCTGGTATTGAAAAAATAATTGATAATCAAGGATTATCCGAGCTTTTTGGAATTGGTCCTGCACATACTCCTGGAACTACAATTTTTAAAGACATTTATGAAATCAAACCTTCTCATTTTGCTATATTTAATCATAATGGCTTTAAAGAAAAAAGATATTGGAAACTAATTTCTAAACCTCATACTGAAAATTTAGAACAAACTTCTGAATATTTAGAATATCTTTTAAAAGATTCTATAACTAGACAATTAGTATCAGATGTTCCACTTTGTACATTTTTATCAGGTGGATTAGATTCTAGTATAATTACAAAATTTGCTTCAGATTATTGTAAAGAAAATAACCTTCCGCCTCTTGATACTTATTCAATTGATTATGTAGATAATGATAAAAATTTTGTTAAAAGTGATTTTCAACCAAATTCAGATAATTATTATATTGAACTTATGAATAAGAACTTGAATACTAAACATCATAAAATAGTTATTGATACTCCTGAACTTGCATCATATTTAGAAGATGCAATGATTGCAAGAGATATGCCAGGAATGGCTGATATTGATTCTTCCCTACTTTTATTTTGTAAATATGTAAAAAAAGAAATGACTGTATCTCTTACTGGCGAATGTGCTGATGAAATATTTGGTGGATATCCTTGGTTTTTTAGAGAAGATGCATTAAAGTCTGGAACGTTTCCGTGGTCAATTGCAATTGATGAAAGGCAAAAACTGTTAAATTCCAAAATTGGAAAAAAAATCAATTTAAGCGACTATATAAACTTTAGATATAATGAAAGTTTAAATGAAGTAGAATTTTTAAATACAGATTCTAATGAAACTAGAGAAAAAAGAAAAATATCTCATTTAACATTAAATTGGTTCATGCAAACACTTTTAGATAGATCTGATAGAATGGCGATGTATAATGGATTAGAACTAAGAGTACCATTTTGTGATTATAGATTAGCCCAATATGTTTGGAACATTCCTTGGGAAATGAAAGCATTAAATGGTCGTGAAAAAGGACTTCTAAGACATATATCTAAAAAATTCTTACCAGAAGAAATTGTAGATAGAAAAAAATCTCCATATCCAAAAACACATAATCCAAGTTATTTAGCAAAAGTTAAAAGTATGTTATCTGAAATTATGCAAAATAAAAATGCACCTATTAACAATTTACTTAATCGAGAATATATTTTAGATATTTTAGAAACTAATGGAACAGCATTTACAAGACCATGGTTTGGGCAACTTATGACTGGTCCTCAACTTATGGCATATTTAATTCAAGTAAATATGTGGCTTGAAAAATATCAACCTTTGATAATAATATAAAGTTACTAATAAAATAAAAATACGGCCTTACTATAGGCCGTATTTTTTGTTAGAGAAGACAATTCCAACTGATATCACCAGTTTTTTCATCATATTCGAATGTAGTTTTTTCGAATTTAGATTCAACTGTGTCAAACAGTTTCTGACTCATCTTCTTTCTCCCTGTTTCGAGTAAGATCTGCCTGTAAATATCATATCTACATACATTTCCGTTCTCTAACTCTACCGTAAGTATGATCTCAGTAGGAGAACCAGCGACAATAAAAGATCCATTTGAACCTTTCAAGGCATTTTTAGGAGTTTTATTTCCTTTTATGCCCTGTACAAGAAGTGCAGGTTCCCCTTTGATCCACCTAAGGCTTACAAATTTTGCATTCATAAAGATTCCTCCTTTGATGCGTTTCATTGTTGTCACATCTTTATGATGTACTTTCGGACCCTCCGAAAGATTTTAAGAATTATACCATAATATTATCAGTATGTCAATTTATGTAAAGTATAACTATTTAAATTTTAAATAGAAAAGACGGTGATACAATCACCGCCTTATTTTCCCGTTACAGTTCAAAACCCCAGTCTATATCGCCTGTTGTTTCATCTATTGTGAAAGTGGCATAATCCAGTTCATCATGGACTTTTTCATACAGACTGCTTGTGATTTTTTCCTTTCCGGTCTGCTCAAGGACCTTTGTATAGATATCCTGGGTATAAAACCTTCTATCCGTACCTTTTACTGTTAGCAAAAGCTTATCCGGAATTTCAGCACTACTTGTCAGTGCTGCAGTGTTTTTACTGTCCTTCTTCAGCTTTTTGCTATTCCGCTCCCAATTGAGCTCATAAAATGATCCTTTCATGCTGAAACCTCCTTTGTAAGTTCCATCATTGTTACGATCCCGGTCTCTCCGAGATTTCTTAAATAGTATACCAAAGCTCCTAAGTTATGTCAAGTAATTGTCACCTACTGATATCTATCTCAACTATTCTTGACTTAATACCCTTTATGCTATATACTCTATTCTATGGAATTAGTATATTTAAAAAATAAAAATGATAATTATAATATAGTTGATGATGTAATATTTAATGAATTTTCTATTTCTTCTAGACTAAGATTAAAATTAATAAAAAATAATAAAATCTTTCTAAATAACATAGTTTCTGATACTAGGAATGAAATAAAGCCTAATGATAAAATAACTATTAATTTAGACTTTGAAGAAGAAAGTTCTAATATTATACCTACAAAAATGAATCTTGATATTATGTATGAAGATGATTGGATTTTAGTTGTAAATAAACCAGCAGGAATTCCTGTACATCCTTCAATACTTCATTATGAAGATTCTCTTTCTAATGGAATTAAATATTACTTTAACTCTATTAGTTTAAAAAAGAAAATACGTCCTGTAAATAGATTAGATTTAAATACTTCAGGGCTTGTTGTTTTTGCTAAATGTGAATATATACAAGAAAGTTTATCTAATCAGATGAAAAATAATCTTTTCAAAAAAGAATATTTAGCATTAGCCTATGGGATATTTGATAAAAAGCAAGGAACTATTAATTTACCAATCGCTAGAAAAGAAAATAGTATAATTGAAAGGTGTATTGATGAAACAGGTCAAAAATCAATCACACATTATGAAGTATTGGATGAATTTGAAAATTATAGTTTAGTTAAATGTATTCTAGAAACTGGAAGAACACATCAAATAAGAGTACATATGGCTGCAATTAATCATCCTTTACTTGGTGATACTTTATATGGTAATTCATCTAGATTTATATCTAGACAAGCATTACATTGTTATAAATTAAGTTTTATACATCCTGTAACGAAGAAAAAAATTTCTATATCTTGCCCTATTCCTAATGATATGAAAATAAATAATCAGTTAAAAAATATAAATATACAAATTTAAAAATTATAAACAAAAAGGTAAAGAATTTATAAATACTCTTTACCTTTTATCTTATAATTTATATTTTATGCTTTTAATTTACTACATTACATATAATAATATACAGAAA